GCGCCCTGTCGCCCACTTCTGGGCTTCCAAGTCAATCAGAGAGAATTTTGCCAATCAAGCAGCTAGTAAATAAGCCTCTTGATATGTGGACATACGTTTATCCACATGGAACTGGGTTGATAAAGTAACAGGAACTGAAGTTTCGTTCAAGTCTTCTACGTTTAAAGCTGGGCCAGTTGTACCGATGAAACGACCAGGTCTACGTACGTTAACTGTTGCGCCAATTTTTGCGCCTACTACGGCAAATTGGTCATCATAGTTGCGGTCTACTTCTGATGTAAATGTTAATTCGTTTTCTAAAACCATCAACGCTTCGTTGGTGATTTTAGAGATAGTTAATAGCGTATTTGCCATTTTAATTCTCCAAAAAAATTAGGTTTATCTGACTTTTCCTGCCTGTCTTGCAGCTTTCCATTGAGCATAAGTGCCATGAAATTCACCATTGGTGTCTATCATTACATCTTTGCCAACTTTGCCACCGCTTAACGGCTTGATTGGTTCAGGTGCTTTACTACTTGAAACATTTTTCTTCTCAGCTTTGGGGGTATCCTTAGCTTCAAATTGCGCTTCTAACTTGCCTAACTGTTTAAGAGCCTTAGCAACTGGCATTTCTGTCAGTTCCTTTGCAAAGTCCTCATTTGTAGCTAAGTGGTATAGGAGTTGTGGGCCTACATCACTATCAATAATGGAATCACGAATAGGGTCACTAATGACTATGTCCGATGATTTCACCATCCTATCAAAATCAGGCAAGTTTTCTTTCGCTTTTGCAATCTTCTCACTCCAAGCCTTTGTCAGCTTTTCCTGAGCTTCTTGCGCTTTGCGACTAGCTTCTTGCTCATCCCTTTGCTTTAAAGCATTTTCCGCACTCCATTCCGCTAATGCTTCTGCATATTCAAAAGCATCATTAAACTGGCTTGCTTGGGGTTTATCACTAGACACAACCCTTTGGGGTTCTTGTCTTGTAACATTCCCTGCTTCATAACTCTTTAGACGTTCCTCTAGTTCACGAGCTTTGGCTTCAGCTTCCTGAGCCCTTTTCGTTACTTTATCGAACCGCTTATTAAGCTTGTCACCACGCTTCTGTTCCTTAGCATCTTCCTTTGCTTCCGGTTCACTCTGCGCCTCGACCTGTTCTGGCTCTGAATCTTCCTTTACAGATTCAGCCTCAGTAGGCTCTTGGTCAGCTAAACCTAATCTTTCTGCATAAAAGGTTGCTGCGTTGCTACTATCTACTACGTTTGCTGCTTCTCTTACAACTTCTTGCTCGGCCATGATTTCTCAAGCTCCAATTTAAGTTAAAAATACTACTAAATTTAATTCTTGTCTATTTTTCTTTTGATGCTTTTTTAGCTTCTTTCATCAAAGTTTTCTGTTCTTTCAGTTGCTCTTTGTCCATACCTTTGAATGGATTAGGCTGCTCTGGCTCATATTTCTTGCCAGCTCTGCGAGCCATTTCCTTCATTTTCCATTCTGTTACGTTTGCACCTGTAATTGTTGGCATCATTTTCTCCGATTAAATACCACGTTCAATTGCTTCATCTAAAGCTGCTCTTTCAGACTTCACATCCATATTCGCTAATAATAACGCTAATTGCGCTTTCATTTGCTCAATTTCTTTCTGTGTTTCAGTCTTAATCACAGTATCTTGGGCTTGAGTAGCAGTTCTAATATGCGTATCTTCTCTGCGTACATCAATATCCATCTGTTTACGCTGTGTTTCAGCTTGTTGCTTGTATTCCTCAACAGAAGCTCGGTACTTCATATCCATAGTCATTTGCGAAATCTGCTGTTCTAAGTCTTGAATCATTTTCTTAGATTGAGCCAATTGCATCTGAACTTGTGGTGGAACGTCAGATTTATCGTCAATTTGAGCCATTGGGTTAGAAGCAGCCAAGCGGTCAGCAATAATGTCTGCGCCTGGGAAATCTGAGTTTCTAAAGATCAAATCACCAGCAGTTTGCATCAAATTAGGATCAAATGAGAGCATCTGAACCATAGAATCAAAGGCTTCAGCACGTTTGGAAGCATAGCCAGGGCCTGTTTCCATAACAATATCATATTTACCTACTGTTACATCATTCAATACTTTTTCAACGCCTTGATCATCAACGCCTGGCTGGTTAAGAGTCACTAACTCTCCTTTTCCATCTGCGCCAATAATGCGTAAAACTCGTTCTTTATCGTAAATATGCGGAATTAGGTCAACAATAATGCGACCAGTTTGACGTATAGAACGAGTCAAATTGTCGTAATAATGGAAGTTAGTCATATCGGTTTGCTGTTGCATACCATTTATGGCTTTTCCAGATTGATTGCCGTTTGGAAGCTGAGTTGGATCATAAATACCAACAACTGCTTTTAAATCCCCATCTAAACCTTGTAATGCTGTGACCATTCCTGCTGGAGGTGGCTCTGGCTGAATCCTTGTAGGAACAGGAGCCATGCGACCTTCAGAGTCAGTTTGTTTGTAACGCAATACAGGCATCGACTTGATGTTTGCCTGATTCCATTCCATTTCATGACCTTCATCCTGACCTTCTGCAAGGAGGAATTTAGCCTTTGGAGCAAGAGCAACAGATTCAGTAAGAGCAGTTGACCAAAAGTTATACATACGCTGTGGATCTTTAGCCATACGAGTAAGGCCAAACTTCTTCTTTTTGCTATCCACAATGAGCTGCTGACCATAAACAGGCACAACAGGAATGTAACTACCAGCCCAATTCCTTTGTTCAAGGATCTGCATACCAGTTAATTTGCACCACTTAATCTGCTTTTTAATGGTTTCACGCTTAGAAACGACATAAATGCCAGCATCTTGCATGACTGTTTCTTTAGGCTTTTCATCTTCATAGCAAGTGGTTCCATCAGACAAAAGCAGCAATTTCATGCGCTTGCGTTCTGTATAGAAATATTCTGCTACACGAATATCTTCCCTTGTAATCCATTCGGACTGACTATCGCCTGTGCCACGAGGATTAAAGCCTGCGCCATCGTCTGCACCAGGATACATCTTGCGGAACGCTTCTTTGCTAATAACCTCAGTAATCAAGCATTTCTCTGCATCTGAGCCATCAGGTTCATTACTATTAGGGTCAAAATAGACCATAAAAGGGTTTTCAATCCGTTTGATGTAGATTTCTTGGTCAAAACTATCAGGTCTTGGATAGTCATGGGTAATGCGCCAATAGCCCCAACCCATGCGTACTGCAAAGTCAAAGGCATTATCGTAGGCTGCATCGGCATCCGATTGATTCTCAATATGTCGGCAAATACCAGTAATGATTTCAGCTACTTTCTCGTCTGAATCATTGTTCATGCCATGCGCTTTCATACGAGGCCGTTGCTGTCTTTGCTGATTAGTAATCTGTCGGCAATACGCATCAATCTTATTGATGGTCAAATAAGGTCTAGATTCTAATAATCGGCTATTTTGGATTTCTACAGGCCATTGATCACCACCAGCAAACTTTAGATCGTCTAAAGCCTCTACTCGGTTGTTTGAATCATTGTCAGAGCAAAATCGCAGAAACTCTTTAGCTTCTTCAATTACTCCGGATTCATAATCATCGCCATATTCGCCTGAATATATACCGCCATTGCCTGAGTCGTAGACCGCCATATTGTTCCTTTATTAGCCCATCCAGCTTGAAATATTGTAATCGACTGGTTTTCTTTTGACTATCTTCTTTTCTTGAATCATAAGCCCAATGTACCTAAAAGCATCAGCCCCATGCGAATAATTGTCATGAACTGGCTTTAAACTAAATCCTTTGGTATCTGGGTCTACATCGTACCGATAATGTCGTAAACAATCTAGCCCTGCAGCCGTATTGTTTTTATCAAAATAGCACGATCCAAATATGGTTCTTGCAGCATTAATTGAGTCAGCAATAGGAACTTTTCCAATAATTCTGACGTTATAGCCTGAGTTGCGAACAATATCTTCTAAGCTCCTACCATTGGCAGCCAAAGTCTTATTCTGAGCATCATGAGGCAAATATAAGGTGTCATAGACATATCCGAATGTCTGCATCCTAGCCAATATCTCGCTGATTGTGGTCTGAGTTGTTTCAAAATAACGGATTAGCCTGGTTTCCATGCCTACAAACTGAACAAACCAAACAGCAGTTGCATCAGCCCATCCAATATCAAATACCGCCATAACTGGCTTAGTAGCATCGTAAGGAACATTACAAATTCTTCCGTCTTGTTCAGCTCTAGCCATTTCTTTGCCAAAAACTGCACCATCAATGGTTGACCTTGTAAAACCTTCCCATACATTCTGATAAGCCTCAAAATCCCTGTTTCTAAGTGCTTGCCTTTCAATATCCAATACTTCAGGAAACCAAGGATTATCGTTCCAGTTCACTTTTTGAACTACAGCATTATCAGGAGGGCTAATAACAAAACGCTTGTAGGTTTCGTCTGTAGGCAGTTCTGGATTAAAAGTAATCCAAATTTCGCTATTTTCTTTTCTTATCGTAGGGATAAGAATATCAAATGACGATTTTGTAACGTTATTTGCTTCCTCTACCCAGCAGTAATCAATGCCCTCAATAGACTTTAATCCGTTGATATTGTTTTTGATGCCTGCAAAGATAAACTCTGTGCCGTTTGAGCCTCTAATAGTGGTCTGAGTTATCTCATAGTGTGCTTGTAGGCCCAGGTTATAGATTTGGTCGCATAACAGTTTATGTACGGAATCTTTAATAGAGGTCTGGAACTCACGAGCACATAGGATTCGCAGGGTTCTAATTACCCCCATGCAAAGCAATGCCCTGGATACACTATGCGATTTTGATGCACCTCTTCCGCCAAAAAGCACCCTGTATCGGCTGTGCTTAGGCTCAAATAAGCATTTAAGCTTTTTAGGAAAAGGAGGCCAAATGACCCCATTTTCATTCTTCAAGTTTTCTTGGTTCGACATCTACAAAAGAGAAGTTAATTTCTTTGACTTGTGCGCCTTCACCAGCAGCAAGCTCGGTAACGTTAGTTTCCTTCCAACCAGCCCTAGTTTTTAGCCAAAAAATGGCAGCTGTCATATTGCCTTTTTTAGCCTGCTGGAATAAGGTATTGGCTATTTGTGCGTTTGCATCAATTCTGCCATCTTCTAATTCAGCCCTGTAATGCTTTCTTAGGGTGTCATCGGTAATTTCTAACTTATGGGCAATATCCACATAGCGAGTACCCACAGCAGCCAAGCTTTTTACAAAAGCCCTGCTTTTCTCATCCGGAATATGCTCTACACCTTGTGTCATACCTTTTCTAACTCCGAAAGCACCGCCTTTTTACCTGTAAAGTCTTCCCAACGTTTTACGATAACGTCACAGTATTTGGGGTCTAATTCCATAACATAGGCAATTCTGCCATTTTTTTCAGCAGCTAATAGGGTTGTACCACTACCCCCAAAACTGTCCAAAATAATATCGCCACCCTTTGTATTATTGAGCATTTGGTACTCAAATAGGGCAACAGGCTTCATAGTAGGATGTTCGCCATTCCTGCTTGGTTTGTCAAATTCAAGGATAGTTGTTTGTTTTCTGTCTGTGGCCCATAAATGCCCTGCGCCTTCTTTCCAACCATATAAACAAGGTTCATGTTTCCAATGGTAGTCTTGTCTGCCCATAACCATCGTAGACTTCTTCCAAATAAGGCACTGACGCACTTTCCAACCAGCATCAAATGCTGCACCTCTAAAGTTATATCCTTCGGAATCAGCATGCCATATATAAAATACAGCACCTGGCTTCATCACAGTATCGGCAGTCACATAAGCATCTCGTAAGAATTGCCTAAATCCATCGTTACTCATAGAGTCGTTTTGAATGGTTAGCGCATCCTTGGTTTTGCCTTCATACGCAACGTTATAAGGTGGATCAGTTAACCACATATCGACCTTTCGGTCATTTGATAGCTTTTCCATATCCGTAATAGAACAGGAATCGCCACACATAAGCCTATGATTTCCAAGGATATATATATCGCCAGGCTTAGTTTTAGGCTCATCTGGTACGTCAGGTACAGCATCCTCGTCTGTTAGCCCTACAGTCGGTTCTATTGGGTTTAAAAGGGCATTTAGCTCGTCTTGGTCAAATCCTAATACTGATAGGTCATAATCCTCAGAATTAAGCTCTTGTAGCTCAATCATCAATAAATTGTTATCCCAATCGCTATTTAATGCCAATTTATTGTCGGCAATGATTAAGGCTTTCTTTTGGTTTTCGGATAAGTGTGCCAACTCAATAACTGGAACTTTAGCCATTCCAAGCTTACGAGCAGCCAAAAGCCTGCCATGACCAGCAATTAATCCATTTGTACCATCTACCAATATTGGGTTAGTCCAGCCAAATTCTTTAATACTTGCAGCGATTTGAGCCACTTGTTCGTCAGAGTGCTTTCGGCTGTTATTGATATA